CAGAAGAGCCGGGACCACCAATAAAATCACCGCCCTGAGAAAAAGCGATGCAATGGCTATTTGTTTCATTTAAAAAATCAATCATATATTCAAGTATGTTATCCAAATTCCTTATTTTTAAACTTTTTGTTATGTACTCAAGTTTATGATTAAAGGAATACCTGAACTCTGTATAGTCGTCATCTAGCTGCCAAAAATGCGTTATATTAAGATTTTTTGCAACTTTAAAATTAGCGTTTCTTGCATACAGTACTGTATTTCTTTTAAGCAAGTTGTCACCTGCATCTGTTACTAATGCTTCAGACTTCTTATCAAAGACGATAACCTGATCTCCGTACACCTTAAAATACTCATCAGCGCATTCATCTTCGTTATCAATAAGAATGTATATCTTGCCTGTATATCCGTACTTTCTTAATGAGTCATAGGTCAATACGTTGTTAGGTCTTCCGTGACTCAAGATAAAAACCGCAAAATTCATTGTGGATAATCCTGCTGATATTGCTCGGCAATTTTTTGAGATAGCTTAACATACCCATTTTTAAGTGCATCGTCATAATCAATAATCACCAAAGCACTCTGCTCGAATAAACTTTTAATTTCTGAATCACAGTGGGCATAGTATTCGGCTATCAGTTGGTAATTGAACTGCACGTGCCTGTAAGATGCGGCTCTTAAAAAACATTTGATTTCTTCTGGTGCTTTTGATTTTTCAATACTCTTTATTAACTCAGACTGCTTTTCTGTATTGTAAACCTTATCCAATTCTGGCTTTACACCTGTTGGCTCGTAGTGCATTCCTTCTACATTATCGGTATATGGATTCTCTTCTTCGGGATCATCTAAGCCCAAATCAAAATCATCAAGCTCATCTAAATCGAATCCTAACAAAGCAATATCAAAATCCAACTCCTTCAATCTTTCGATTTCAGCCGTTAAGGCGTCAGTATCCCAGCCAGCGTTCAAAGCCAGTTTGTTATCGGCTATAACGTAAGCCTTCCTCTGAGCTTCTGTAAGCCCTTCTAAGACGATTGTAGGCACTTCTGCTAGTGCTAGCTTACCTGCGGCTAACAATCGACCATGACCCGCTATAACGCCCTTATTCTCATCAATCAAAATAGGGTTAGTAAAGCCGAATTCCTTAATGCTTGCCGCGATTTGCTTAACCTGCTCCTCGCTGTGGGTTCTGGAGTTGTTAACGTACGGAATTAGGTCTGCGACCTTTTGATAAGTAATCTCTAACATTCTTCTTCCTCTGCCTCTGTCCAACCGCAACCCTCTTTTTTGTGTTTCGCTAGGCTTAACGCTTCGCCTTCTGTATCGACTTCAAAGTCTACCCACCATTGGCAGTCTTTAGTGCCGCATCTAAACGATTCGCTGCAAAACGTCTTATCCCTGTAAACCATAGCTAAATATCATATAAATATAGAACAGAATGGCTAGAGTAACCAACCAAGACGCAATAGTCACTATTATATCGTCTTTGTTATCCATCGCTGATAAAGTCCTCGAAGGCATCTTGCTTGATCGGATCAATGTAATCAAGCTCAAACCAACTTACCCTTGGGCATAAGCCGGGTGGCGCTACCGCTTCCTCTACCCAGCCAGCGTATTCGGCGTGTTGGTTGTCTGTATACACACCAAGTATATACTCAGTTTGCAAAGTTCTCGCGTTGACCATCTCCACAACGTACATAGTCTTTCCTCAGCGGGTGAATTATCTCAATCGCCTTCGTCTCCGTATACATCGTTACCGCGTGGACACTTAGGTCGTCCATTATAGCCATCGGTTTGTTTGTTGCATTAGCTCTTAAATGAGCCGTTTGTAACGCTATCAGTACATCACTCACAAGTCGGTCTCCTATTCTCATAGTCAGGCCATGCGCCCTTGCAGACCATCTCATTGTAAAAAGTCGCCTGATCTTGTGCCTCTTGATAATCGCCATCTCCAGCCATACCTAAAGCGAGGAGCGCAAATAGTAAAGCCATGATTGGCAATATCAAATCCCGTGCTTTTTTATTGTTAATTGCTTTCATAGGTAACCCTCAGTCATGTCATCAACTAGGATATCGAGTATTTCACATAATCGAACCGTGGTTTCGTCAGATGGTATTGTGCCTTCAAACCGAGCATTGTTTACCATGTGTGAAAGGTCTTGCGCTTCAAAAAGTAATTCAATTTTACGCTCTAAATCTATCATATTCCCCTCCGTAGCCGCTTAGGCGGCTTGTTCTTCAGTAACGTAGTGTTCTTCCAGTTCCTTCCAGTTGACAATTCCAAGGTCGATCATATCTGCAAAGAATGGCGGTATGTTGGCTTCTTCAAACATATCCCAGATTGTTTCCTGTATGTAATTAGCCATTAACTGTTGACCGTCTTCAGCGACTTCTTGGAAGTAATCACCAAAGTGCAGATTAACGAGCCAAGTTTCTCTGTTAGTCCAACCGTTGTACTTGTTCATTGCTATACCTCCAGAGTTACAGTTGCGTTGTTGTAAAAGCCAGCAAGGCTGTTCGCCTCTGTAATTGCTAACTCAGCGCTTTTAAAGTAACGAGGCTTTGATACCGCCCTCTTACTGCTTACTCTAAGCTCGTAAATAGAACCTGCTTTTTTAACTGTTATCTCGTACATTGCATTCCCCTCCAGTTCATTCATTGTTGAAATAAAATAATCAACGAGTTCTTGCTGATCGTCAGTCAACTCGTCATCGTAGTCAGTATATCGCTCGAGATATTCCCGACCGTAGTCTGCGTGTAGCTTGTTTGTCTCAATATTGATCTGAGTTTGTGCTACTCGACCATCGTTAAAAGTAATGACGTAACCATCAAGCCCGTCATTCCATTCAGCTTTAAACTGGTCAAATCCGATATCGCTTTTTCTCATTTTCTTACCCTCCAGTAAGAGCCGCTTACGCGATCTTAATGCTCTTGTGGTATCCAGAGTTGTGACACACACCCTGCTGAATCCATATAGTCTTGTGAGTCCTGTCATACTTTTCTTGGTACTCCGCGATCACCCGCAAAACCTCATCGGCATACTGATCTTTTGATACAACCTTGCCATTTGCACGAAACTCAATGTCTTTCGTGTCTTGACCATTTTTGATTGCACGCGCAATATCTTGCAGTTTGTAAGCATCGTTTTTTCTAACTAATTGCAACTCGTCTCTCAATTTAAAATTCGATGTCATTTCAAAGTAAGCCATTTTTATTCCCCCCAGTAAGAGCCGCTTACGCGGTAATCTTTAATTCGCGACCGTAAACATCAACCCAGTTCTTCGCCCCATAAAGCGTGGAATAGTCTGCGGCAACCTCTTTGCCGTTAAGCTCAACCATCCAATACTTTGTGTTGCGGCTATTCTTGAGATAACTACAAATCAAAAATCCTTTGTACTCATATTCTGTCATATTCTTCATGGTCGTTCCCTCTCAAGTTAGTGGCTTTCCTAAGCCGTTACAGCCATACTAAACAAAAGAATCCGCCTTGTATACACTTTTGTAACTAAATAGGCAAATTTTTTTAGTTGTAGCTTACCGGGCTGTAATCTGAATCACCTTCTAGCTTTTTGAGTTCTTCCCTGTAGTGCTTCGATATGTCCTTTTTAACGTCTGGCGTAGCCTTCAGGATCGCGTTTTTCTTTTCTCTTAGGATATCCATATGCCCTTCGCCAAAGTATTGATTCAGCCAGTCCGTAAATTTCAATGGGTTCTCCGTAAAATCTCTATGACACCAATGACAGAGGCAGACCGCGTTATCCAGCGACCACCTTACCGACTTCAATCTGCGCCCATAAATATGAGCACATTCCATTCGTGAGTCGGTCTTTTTACAGTGCTCGCAGGTGTAGTTAGATTTCTGCCTCACTACGTCTGAAAACCACTTGTCACACGACTCTCTTTTTATCATCTTTTTTATCCTCAATGGTGAGTTGGCGCTCTCTGCCGATGGCTTTCGCGAAGTGTAAACAGCTTGGACAGACCCAACCTTTGAGCCTAAAATTCTCCGATGCGGTAAAGACCTCTTGCATCTGAACATCGCAGTCATCGCACATCATTATCGCAATCACGTTCCCACCCCTCAATTAAAAAATCAATGTAATGCTTCGCTTTCAGCAAGTCGCTTAGAGCGCCCTTTTCCTTCCACCTCGAAATATATTTCACCACATTACCCTCGCAGTATCCTAGACCGTTAGCGAGTATATAGTCTATTGGCTGAATGGCTTTGGTTAAGTAGTGATCGCCCTGTACTTGGTAGTCTTTTGCGCTCATAGCTGGTCAATCCCCACCTTAAATCGTGAGTGCTCGCCAAACTCTTTATGAAGTAACACGGTAGTCATGGATCGGCTCGAGCCGTAAAGATGTTCCGAATGATACGAGTCAGTCGGTGGTAGTACGTTCCAACTCTCGTGATGAAGACCACCGATTTCGTGCGCTTGTTTATGATGTATATGACCCGTCCATGCGAAACGATACTTAGACTCACCCCATTCTTTTGCCAAGCTGCTTGTAATCTTTTCATAAAGTCTCTGAACATTGATCTTGTCTCCGTGATGCAGTGCGACTAGGTTATAGCCCCACTTAAAATGCAGGAACTTGTTGTAGTTATCGAATACCTTAACCCTCGGTTCATGCTCGTAATACATCTTAACCATTTCATTGAGCCAGAGCGAGGCGTCAGGATCATGGTTACCCCTCACGTTAATCACCCAGACCTCGCTGTGCGCTTCTAGCATTCGCGTAACAAGTCTTTTGTACATCTGCCCAACTGCTCGTATCGCCTTACCCATTCTCCCGTCAACATCAAGTGTATGGGTCTGGCTGCCTGTCTGATTCTTTAGGTTATTGGCGTGCATCATATCGCCAAGATTCAAAAGTACACCCGTGTGAGCGTGGCTGCACATTGAAGTAAGGGTATCTACTGCGTTAAACAGTAGCTTGGTTGATATATTAATATCGTAGGCGTCTCCCCCTGTCTCTGGCGGCCAAGCCACCAAGCCCAAGTGGTGGTCACCGATGAGGTAGTTGGCTAATAAATTAGGGTCTTTGTCGTTCTTTGGCTTACTAACCGGCTCCGCCTTGCCCTGCACATCTTCGACCAGCCCTTCTTTAAAATGCTCTAGCGCTTCCTGAAACATAGCTACAGTGTCGTTCTTGCTCTTGACCCACTGCATCAGTGGTGTGCCGTCCTTGTACAGTGTAGACGTACCGCTCACTGAGAAGTTATCTGGAACGGTGTGTATCATGTCGTGTTCAGGTGCGTAACCTTGCTTTGCCGCCCTGACTTTTACCCTCTGGCACATCGCAACAACATTGCGCTTGTTGATTCCCATTGCCTCAGAGGCTTCCTCTATTGTTAGCCCCTGCGCTCTTAAAGTGATTAGTTCTCTTTGCCTGTCACTCTGACAGAACGGTAAATAGCTTTCCCAATCCATAAAAACCCCTAAGTCTGCGCTCTATTAGCAGCGCGTTCCGATGCTTCAATGGTTCTCCAAGCATCAATGTAGGCTTGAGCGGCTTGATACACCACCCTTGCTTTAATTGCTTCGGTTCGTGCTTGTATGGCTTGCTCCCTTGCTTCTTTGTATTCAAAGTCACACTCTGCCCTCAACTCAGACTCAGCGACACTCATGCCGCAGTCTTTGTGCTGAATTGCAATCTTGGCTTTGACAGATTTTAACGTGCCTTCTAATAAGTTAGCGGCCTGTTCTTTATCTGCCCAGTCTGTCCCGACTCCGACTAGCTTTTCGTAAACGCTGTTTGGATTCATAAGCTATCTCAACGTGTTTTTTAACTAATGACTGAAAGTGTTTCGGTACGCTCTCTAACATCGAGAGACGTTTTTCCCGTGAGGTTTCCGCAATAATCTCCATCGCATATACTCTCGGCCATTTCACTGACCCACCGCTTCTTCAACCATTTCTCCCCTGCCCTGCTATAAAGTAAATTCTGCTGATTACCGTAAGACCTGACATAACCGTCATCAACTAAGTACCTCAAAAGCTCGTTCATTCTACTTGCATAGTTGGTAGAAGTACAAATTTCGGTCATTTCAGCGATAGTGAAAGGCTTGCCAGACTTATAAAGATCGGTATTTATGATCTCGTTGATTTGTTGGTTTGTCGTGTATTTAGCCATCGAATGCCTGCCCGTATTTATTAGTAAATACCTGTCTCATGTGCTCCTTAAAAGGGCCTCTATCTAGCCACGATATGTCAGTAAGGTCATCAAGGTTAGACCGCTGCCTAATTGTTTTTTTGCCTTCCACTTGTACAGGGATACTGCCGCCTTTGTCCTGCGCTCTCGACAACCATAAGTCAACGAACCTCTTAATGCCTTTTGACGTCTTCCTCCTTGACGGGTTAGCATCGAGCCAGCTTTCCATCTTCGCTAGCTCCGCGAATACATCAACCGCAGGGTAGGCCTTTTGCCATTGTATAATGTCTGCATCTTCAGGCTCCCAAAGGTCTCCAGTGTTTAAAATCATTTCCCCTCCTTAATTAATTCATCTCTCACTCTTTCACAATCCTCTAGCCGCCCTCGGAATACATAGTTAACAGCGTCACCGCCAAGGTTAGTCGGCACAACAGACTCGAGAATGTAATCGCCTCGGTCGGTTGGTTTGATTTGGTATTCCATCACTCGCTTTTCCAGTGCATGAGCACAGTTAACAGATCAAACTCACCAAACGTAAGACTGAACTTCTCTTGACCATTCTTTCGATCAATGCAGATATCATAGCCTTCGCCGTTTGACCACTGGGTTACTTCTATGTAGTCATTGTCACCTGCGTGGCAGCAGTAACCCTTGATCTCTGAGAATACTGCTTTGCGCTTGTTTACTTGAATCATCACTCACCCTCCATTCGTTTATCCTGCTGTGTTGCTGTTAGTCTATTATGTCCAAAAACAGGGACTTTATGAACACATGGACACCCTTATGTCCAAAAACTGGGACTTTATGGACACTTCCCACACCATATCAGTATAAATATCCCACCCTGCACCATATAAGTTGCCTGAGAAACTCATGCGTTGCTTAAATAGTATTCAGCATACACTTTATTATTAGCTTTTTTGTGCCGGGTCTCTATCTCATGGCCCAGTTGTCTAAGTTCTGAGATTCTCGCTGCCAACCTCATACAGCCGTATCGTTCCAAAGCCATCAATGGGTTAATAGCACCGTGTGTTTTTATGTGGTTTAAAATGTCTGTTGCTTGACTCATAGCGCCCTCCGCTAGTGTATTTTTTCGGTTTCCTTAACGTGTCTGGCGATACCTTCTGCCAGTTCTAAAATAATGTCCTCAAAGTGTTCCCAAGTCATGTTACCAATGAATGAAAGTTTCTCATCGTTAACAATCAAAGTAACAGCTGTAAAGTCATCATCTTTTATTGCTTGTTCTACCGCTTTCAAAAACTCACTTTTCTTCATGCGAATTTACCCTTTTGATGCGCTTTCGCGCAAAAATTAAGTTTATTAGTAATGACGAGCTTTAACTAACGTATCGAATCTTGACATCTATTCCCGTTACCTGCTCTCGGCACTGGGAGGCGCATCATAGAGAGGGTCAACTCCGCTCCGAGATTCTTTGGTTCCTCGGCCTAACGCCCGTTAGTTTCTGCGAAAAAGATGGTTGTTTAGCGTGTAGCGTTTGATAAACTGTGACCATCTTGTAACTTCGCACCTACAAGATAACCTTTCCTAGGTTACATGTAAAGCCCCTCGCCGACTCCCTCCCGGCTTGGGGCTTTTTTTTAACTACCAAGTGAACAAAACTCATCTAACCCAATGCCGAACTCATTAATCAACTGCTCGACAGTGTGAAACTTGAGGTTTTTAGACTTGCGCCACCGTAAAACCTGAATCGGTGCAACATCAAGCCGCCTTGCTAGCTCCGCACTGCTCATGTTGTACTTAGCTTGTGCGACTCTTAAACATAGTCCAACGTCAGTCATAATTACCTCAGAATGGCAAATCGTCATCGTCAAAGTCGTTATCAATGGCTTGCTTCGCTTCTTTTAAAGCTGGCGCTGCCACCGAGTCTTTGGCCTTAACCGACAGGCTTAAAAACTTCTGACCTTTCTTGGATACTTTAGTCCAAGCCGAGACGTAATACTCAACTCCGTTAACATTCATCGAACCTGTCATGTCTGGGTGCTTTTCGCTTTCCTTTTTCTCGTTTCGGAAAATTGCCCCTCGATCTGTGTTATCGTATTCCATTATTTTTTACTCCATTTTAAAGTTTCTGTTTCGATTATTTCGACTGCACGGATAACCGCGTCAGCCAGTTTTTTGATGTACGCCTCGTCCCTATAGACTCGCACAATCAAATCCTCCATCGCTGGGTGGTAAGACATAAAATCCCACCACTCGCGACCTGTTATCCACAAACAGCCTTGTATCTGTGGAATGTACTTGCCGGGAACGTCACCAGCCCGTAAGTAAGCAATGTGATTATGAGGTAAAGGGCATTTGATCTCTATTCCGCCATCATCGCCAACCAGACCGTCAGGACTTGCACCGCAATCTAAAGTGTCGTGCAAACAAAGCCCGGCTTCTACTACTTCAACTCCGTAGGTAAACTCGTATAATGCTTTGGCAGCGGGTTCTAATTCGTTACCCCGCGCCATTGCGTCATTCGTGTAAAACTCTGGCAATTCTCCAGTGATCCTCTGGGCGATGAGCTCGTTAATATACCCATCAGCAGACGTGCTAGGCTTGCCTGTGGGAGTGATTAGCTTACCAAAGTTGCTAGCCGTAGGCTTTCCTAATCGGCTTTGTAACCACTCGTCAGAGCCTTGTGTGTGATTATTTATTCGCATCTTTTAGCTTCCTATTCAATGCGCTAATTGCTTTGTCGAATTGACTTGATAGCATCGCCTCGACTCCCTCGATGTGAAACGCTTTACAGAACTTCTCAATGTCCGAATCAGTCTTGTCGAGCAGGTCATAAATGACCGCTAACTGTGACTCGTCAATGACGCTTGGCTTTATATCGTGTTGATTGGTAGCGTCTGCGTCTTTTGTGTCATCAATACAGAACAGACCGTTCAATGCGTACTTTCTAGCGTAAGAGCTAGCCGAGCCTGTGATCTGGCTATCGTCCATGCCCTTCTTTGATAATGACTCGCGAGCAAATGCGGTAGTCGAGATGACTCCAGAACCACTAGATAAAGACGCGGTTGCCTTAACGTATACCCTACCGCCCACTTCTACGATGTCGTCAGATATAGTTAACACAAGGTCGGCAAGAAGCGGCTTAACCGCCTCTAAAATGTCCTCGCAAGATCGATATTTGTAAATAGCAAAAGTGTTTACCTGCGACTTTGGAGCCTTTAGTTTCTGCTGAATCAAAGCCAGCTTTTTTGTTAAATCGCTCATATCTTGCCCTCCTGAGCTAGTTTAATTGCGCCAACGATTGAGTCGGCAAACGTATCGAACATAAGTTGTGGATCGTTAATCTCATAAGCAAGTAGCATCGCCTTCTGATACTCGTCAAAGTTGACAGCGTACTCACCAGTGATAATCTCACTCGCAAAGCTGTGATCTGCTTCCGCCATATCTCTGACGTATGTCTCGGCACACTCCGCACACTTGATGTCGTCTTCTCTGGTTAAAGGTTCAAGGCACACCTTGCACTCGTGCTCTACCTCTTTCCAGTTTTCGGGACTAACGTGAGACTCAGCTAGTAAAATTTTCATAACTTCCCTCCATTTGAATTTGAGCATAGCCTTCGGCAAACCCAGCCATATAAGCGGGATCGTTATCGAGTGGCCATGAATACATTTCGGCATCAGTATAGCCACACCAATGCAGCCATTCTGAGTAATCGAGTTGATTGAGTTCGTCCATATCGCACCTCCTAATGACCGTTTTTAGTAACGGTACAAGTGCAATACTAAACTTATGATTTACGATTGTAAACCTTTTTGTTACTGAATTATGGGTATTTGCCAAACTCGAGCATATAAGCGATATCTCTTGATCTCTGCCCTACCTGCACCGCCCATATAGAGTCGAGCGCCTCGCTAGCCGCTAGGTTGTACTTACCCTCTGCCATAGCCCCCATCATATTCGTAAATTTGGTAAGCCTGGTGTATCCAAGGTTGAAGCACATATTCACAAGTGCCTCTTGTCTGACTTGATCGAGATCCATAAACCATGAGAAGCGATCAAGCTCTCGATAGCACCGCTCGATATCGTTCCTTAATAGGTAATTGATCTCGTCTTCTGACAGCCCCAGACCGCCGTTAGGGTCGATATTCCTGCCGACCCCTATGGTTATATATCCAGCAGGGCAGTCGTAGGCGTGAGTCCGTGAGCCTTCGTGTACTTTGAGTTGGTCGATTAGATTGTTCATTCTTGCTTGTTGCTCGCACCAAAGTAAAACGAAATAACCGCCGATACCAGCCCGCCCATATAACCAAGAACCAAGTTGATAAGTTCCATCGAGTTTTGTTCAGGCGGCATTACTGTAATCATGGCGATATACGAGCAGAAGAATCCGACCATCACCAATGCGATTACCTTGGCAGTCCAGTCTTTTGCGAAGTGCTTTCTGGCGTCTTGTGCGTCTTGCGTCTCAAGCGCGAAGATGTCTACATCTAATTCTTTCATGCGAGCCTCAAAGTCTAGCTCTGCCTTCTTGATTTCCGCTAGTTGTTCAGGGGTGGCGGCTTGGACAGCGCGTTGAAGCGCCCGCTCGTTGTTATCACACCCTAAAGCCTGTGACAGCATAGTCATAGCCGCGCCACCTAAAGGCCCACCGAGAGCTGTTCCAAGATTTGGCGCTACCGCTCCAACGATTCCTTTAATTGCGTCTAACATTGTGCGCCTCTCATAATATTACCGAAATAAAAGTTTTTAACTATACCACATCGTTTTGATACTACTTTTGCAAAGAAATTGCAATCCGTGGTTAATCCCAAAACAAAGTATTGCTTGGCACCATGACAGGCACACACCAACCGTCAATGCGTTTGCCTACATAGTAGTACGTTCCGTTTCGGTACCGATTACCTTGCTCTATTTCAGAAACAAAAAAATTACACCTACGGATATCTCTGAAATACATGTCCTGCGTGTCAATTTCCGTGCCGCCAACCGTTAGCATAAGCATGAACGCCATGACCATGGCAGTGGTTATCCACCCATACTTACGAGGTGCCTTACTCCTGCAAATAACCCATAAACGCCTACTACAAACACTACGGCTCCAAGATTTGGCGCTCCTGCTCCTACAATTCCATTGATTGCACTTAGCATGATTTACCCTCTAGTTCATTAGCATGGCACTTGCGACCACTAATAGAGCGTACATACCGACAACGCCTATGGCACAAGCCACTATAATGCTTGCATACTCCATACGCTGGTTAATCTTCTTCACTCTTTCGTTACGCTCTTCAAGCCGTGCCTTTCTAGCTTCAGCTTGGAACTTTACGAAATCCTCCCAAAGCCCAGCACGACCATAATACTGCATGATTTCTCTTAGATCGTCTTCGGCTTGCTTGATCTGCTCGAGGGCGGCGAACTCCTCGGCATCACTCGTAAAGCCTCTTTTGTGCGCTTTTAACTTCAGGTCTTCTTTCGCGGTCGTCATCTGACCGATCAAACCAAAACAATCAGACAGGTCTCTGCCGTTCGCTACGAACTCTTTGACAACACCAAAAGCGGCAT